GCCGTCAGCGCTGGGCGGTCATGGTCTGTCATCGGCGGGCGGGCAAGACCGTGGCAACCATCAATGATTTGATCCGCCGGGTGATGCTGTGCCCGCGGGAGAGACCGCGCGCCGCCTTCATCGCGCCGCTCTACAAGCAGGCGAAGGATTCGGCCTGGGACTATCTGAAGCACTATGGGCTGGCGATACCGGGCGCCAGCGTCAAGGAGGCCGAGCTGAGCCTGGAGTTGCCCAACGGAGGCAGGCTGCGGCTCTACGGTGCCGACAACCCGGATGGGCTGCGCGGCATCTATCTCGACGAGGTCGTGCTGGACGAATATGCCCAGATGCGCGAGGGGCTGTGGAGCCAGGTGATTCGCCCGGCGCTGGCCGATCGGCAGGGCGCCGCGACTTTCATCGGCACACCCTTGGGACGCAACGGCTTCGCCGCGCTCTGGGACCGGGCCAAGGCGGATCCCGCCTGGTTCTGCTTGATGTTGAAGGCCAGTGAGAGCGCCATCCTGCCCGCAGAGGAGCTCCGGGCCGCGCACCAGGACATGAGCGCCGACCAATACGCTCAGGAATTCGAGTGCAGCTTCGATGCCGCGGTCGCTGGGGCCCTACGCCCAATTGCTGCAGCAGGCCGAGGCCGATCAGCGCATCGGCCGGGTTCCGTGGGAGCCGAAGCTGCCAGTGCACAGCGCCTGGGATCTCGGCATCGGCGATTCGACTGCCATCTGGTTCTTCCAGCTCGCCGGGCTCGAGATCCGCGTGATCGATTATCATGAGAACAACGGCGTCGGCCTCTCTCACTATGCCGGCGAGCTGCTGGAGCGCAAAACCCGAGGATGGGCCTTCGGGGAGCACATCCTGCCGCACGATGCCGAGGTCCGGGAGCTCGGCACCGGTAAGAGCCGGCTGGAGATTCTGCACAGCCTGGGGATCAGCTGCCGCGTCCTTCCTCTCCTGCCGGTCGATGACGGGATTGAAGCTGTCCGCGCCCTGCTGCCGCGCTGCTGGTTCGATGCCGGCCGTTGCGCGAGAGGGCTGGACGCCTTGCGCCAGTACCGGCGCGCCTATGACGATCGGTTGCGCGCCTTTCACGGCCGTCCGCTGCATGACTGGACGAGCCACGCGGCCGACGCCTTCCGCTACCTGGCCCAGGGTTTGCCCGAGACGCCCCGGAGACGACAGAGAGAGCGCCGGCCGCTGGGCGCGAACGCATGGATGGGGTGATCCTGTGGCGAACGACTCCGATGATCTGGAAGAGGCAAAGGAGCTCTTCCGGCTGTGTGAGGAGGCCGAGGCTGAAAACCGTGCCGCGGCCCTCGACGATTTGCGGTTTGCCAGGCTCAATGAGCAATGGGATCCGGCGCTGAGGCGCAAGCGCGAGGAGTCCGGGCGGCCTTGCCTGACGATCAACAAGCTGCCGAGCTTCATTCGCCAGGTCGTCAACGATGCGCGGCAGAACAAGCTCTCCATCAGGGTCAATCCAGTCGATAGCGCCGGCGATATCCGGACGGCCGATGTCCTCAGCGGGCTGATCCGCAATATCGAGCAGGTGAGCGGCGCGGATGTCGCCTACGACACCGCGGCCGAATCCGCGATTTCCTGCGGCTTTGGCTACTTTCGGATCATGGTGGCCTATACGCATGATGATTCCTTCGACCAGGAGATCCTGATCCAGCGCGTCGCGAACCCCTTCTCGGTCTACGGCGATCCCTATTCGACGGCCGCCGATAGCTCGGATTGGGATATCGCCTTTGTCACGGAGCTCGTTCCGCGCAGCGTCTTCGAGCGCCGCTACATGGATGCCGAGCCCGTCGACTGGCAGGGCGGCGCTTATTCAGACCTGCAGCTGCCGTGGATGGACGGCGAGCAGATCCTGATCGCCGAGTGCTGGCAGCGCACCGAGGCGATGCGCAAGGTCCTGCTACTATCTAGCGGGGAGGTCGTCGCCGAGGATGCCTATGCCAACAGCAAGCCGCTGTTCGATGCGCTGGGAATAGCGGTGCGGGGCGAGCGTGATGTGCGATCGCACCGGGTGACGCAGAAGCTCCTGACGGGCGCCGAGATCCTCGAGCGCAACGATTGGGCGGGCCGCTACATTCCCATCGTCCCTGTCTATGGTGAGGAGGTGAACGAGAACGGCAGGCGGCATTTCCGCTCCTTGATCCGCGACGCCAAGGACGCCCAACGGCTGTTCAACTATTTCCGTTCGACCGCGGCCGAGCTCACGGCGATGCAGCCCAAGGCACCGTTCATCGGTCCCGAGCTCGCCTTCTCCGGCGATGACGCCATGAAGTGGGACAACGCCAACGTCGAGAACTACTCGTTCATCAGCTACAAGGGCAATGTCGCGCCGGAGCGACAGGCCTATGCGGGCGTGCCCGCCGGCGAGATCCAGCAGGCCTTGAGCGCCAATGACGACATGCAGGCGATCATCGGCCTGCACCAGGCCTCTCTCGGACAGCCGAGCAATGAGGCCTCGGGCGTCGCGATCATGAACCGCCAGCGCGAGGGCGACGTGTCGACGTTCCACTTCATCGACAATCTGGCACGGGCGATCAAGCATGGCGCGCGCATCATCGTCGACCTCATCCCGGCGGTTTATACCGGTCGACGCATGGTCCGCGTCTTGGGGACCGAGGGAGAGGCGCAAAATGTGCAGCTCGCCCCGCGGCCCCTTTCACCCCCGCTGGGCGAGGCGCCGGCTGCGCCCGCGGCAGGCGCGCCCTTGGAAGGGCCGAGCGGGGCCAATGGCGTGGCGGCGGGACTCACAGGGCCAATGACGGCTCCCTCGCCCCTGTCGTCCGCACCCGGGCCCGCGCCGGTGGGCGCCGAGGGCGTCTACGACCCCTCCGTTGGTCGCTATGATGTCGTCGTCGACGCCGGGCCATCCTTCACGACGCGCCGTGCCGAGGCAGCCGAGCAGATGATGGAGCTGCTGCGCGCGTTCCCGCAGGCGGCACCCTATGTCGGCGACCTGCTGGCGAAGAACCTCGACTGGCCGGGCGCTCAGGAGATCGCCGATCGACTTCGCGCGCTGGTGGCGCCGCAGTCGCAGGCCGAGCCGGCGCAAGATCCGCGCCTGCCGGGAATGCAGGCGGAGATTGCGAAGCTGACGGCGATGCTGGAGGACACCAGCCAAAAGCTGCACGCCGCACGCGCCAGTCAAGCCGCCGATCTGGCGCGGATCGAGGTGGATCTCAAGAAGGTCGCGCTCGATGAGCGTCGTTTGAACGTCGAGATGTACAAGGCCGAGACCGATCGCCTGACGGCGCAGACGCAAGCGTCCAAGGCGGCGGCAGGCGCGGCCCCGATGCCGATGGAAACGCCTCCGGTTTGAGACCGTCACTTAACCGCCAGCGCGACATGTCTATGAACCGCAGCCATCAAGGATGATCCAATGGCCGATATGCCACCCGATGAAGATCCGAGTTTCGATAGCACCGTTGAGCCTCATCGCGGCGCGCCCGCCGAGGAAGATCCCACCGAAACGCTCGAGGGCGAGGACAGCCCAGTCGAGGCGGAGCAGCCCGACGAGCCGGAGAGCGCCGGCGAGGATGAGCTCGCGGAGCTCGAGATCGGCGGCAAGACATATCTCGTCCCTCGCGACTTGCGCGATGGCTACATGATGAATGCGGACTACACCCGCAAGACGCAGGAGCTCGCCGAGCAGCGACGCGTCCAGGAGGCGCGCGAAGCGCAGATGCGCATCGACCAGGACATGTTCCTGACCCACACCAAGACGTTCAGCGAGAACCAGGGCGATGTCCTGAGGATCATGGGCATCGATGAGCAGCTCGGTGCCCTAGGGGCGCAGCTGCAGCAGTATGGCGCCGTGGATTGGGAGCGTTGGGAACAGGCGAACCAGGCCCAGGCGCAGGCGGCGTGGCGGCAGTACACGCTACTACGCGACCGCGCCCAGAGCTTGAAGGACCAGCGGGCCGATTTGGCCCGCAGCGTCGAGGCGAAACAGAATCACATGGCTCACGAGGCGCAGCAGCAGGCTGCCAAGCGCCTGGCGGAAGGCCACAGGGTTCTCGTCCGCGACATCCCCAATTGGGGGCCGGAGCTACAGGAAAGGCTCGTCGACTTCGGCGTCAAGCACGGCCTTTCGCGCGAGGAGCTGGCCAGCATTGCCGATCCGAGGCACGTCAAGCTTCTGTACCTCGCCCATCTGGGGGAGCAACTCGGCACGAGGCAACGCGCCGCAGCGAATCCACCGCGCCAGCAGGCACAACCCGTCCGGCAGGTCGGCTCTCGACAATCGCCAGGGGCGGGCAAGGATCCTGACAAGATGACGGACAAGGAATGGCTCAATTGGCGCAACAGCCAGATCGACCGCAAGGCCGAAGCGGCGCGCAAAACCCGCCTCGCGCCGGCCGTGCGATAGACCGCAACCAAGCCGCGTCGAGAGACGCCGCCCATCCGCGCGCCGGCCTTGCGGCCGGCCTCATGGAGAGAACCCTTGGCCAACACGATCCTCACCCCCACGGCCGTGACTCGAGAGGCCCTTAGAATCCTGCACCAGAAGCTGAACTTCATCGGCACCGTGTATCGCGACTACGACAAGAACTTCGCGAAGGAAGGCGCCAAGATCGGCGACAGCCTGAAGATCCGCCTGCCCAACCGCTACCTCGTGACCAACGGGCCGACGCTGGTCGCGCAGGACACCTCGGAGACGAGCACCACGCTGCAGATCAGCTCGCAGAAGCATGTGGGCATGAACTTCACCAGCGCCGATCTCACCTTGTCACTCGACGACTTCAGCGAGCGCATCGTCGACCCCGCCATGGCGGTCCTCGCCGCCTCGATGGAGGCGGATGCGATGTGCATGTACAAGGATGTGAACAACCAGGTGAACAACCTAGGCTCCGCCTGCACCTTCCAGAAGGTCATGCAGGGCCGCAAGCTGCTCACCGATTCGCTGGCGCCGATCGACAAGAACCGCTTCTGCAACCTGAACACCCAGGACAATGTCGATATCGTCAACGATGTGAAGAGCCTGTTCCAGGACGCCGCGACCATCGCCTCCCAGTACAAGGAGGGCATGACGGGCCGCACGGCGGGCTTCGATTTCTTCGAGAATACTCTGTGGCCGCGGCATACCTCCGGATCGGACTCCGGCACCGGCTATCACATGGACGGGGCCAATCAGACCGGCTCTACCCTCACGATCAAGACGGGCATCGGCACCTTCAAGAAGGGCGACATCATCACCATCGCCGGGGTCAACCGCGTTCATCCCGAGACCAAGGTCGACACGGGAAACCTGCACCAGTTCGTGGTGACGGCCGATGCCGGCCCTAATGCGACCTCCTTGTCGATCGCTCCGCCCATCGTCATCTCCACCAGCGACCCGACACAGAACTGCGCCGTCGCTGCCGCCGACAATGCCCAGATCACCAAGCAGGGGACGGCCGCGCAATCCTATGGCATATCCATGGCCTATCATAAGGACGCCTTCGCCTTTGCAACGGCAGACCTCGTGATGCCACAGGGTGTCGACTTCGCCGCGCGGAGGGTGCAGGACGGCATCTCGCTGCGCATCGTGCGCCAATACGATATCAACAATGACAAGTACCCCTGCCGCGTGGACGTCCTCTACGGCTTCAAGACGATCCGGGCACCGCTCGCCTGCCGCCTGGCGAACAACTGAGCGGAGCAGACTCGCCACAGTTCCGAGGAGGCGGATGGTCAAGCAACATTGGCCGAGCTGGCGATTCCGGGTCAGCGCGAGCGGCATTGTCGAAGAGAGGATCTTCCGGCACCCGGCCGATGTGGAAGCCGGTTGGTTCATGACACCAGAAGAGGCGCGGGCGGCGCATGCCGGCGATATCGCGATGCCGGGAGCCGCGGGCAAGCCCAAGGCGACCCGGCCGCGACCGCGCCGCGGCCGGACGAAGCGGAAGCGCCAACCACCAAGGATCGGGTGAATGGTCGGCACCTACATCGACATGCAAGACCGGATTGCCGACGAGATCGACGATTCCGACGTAGCGCCGCAGATCAGAGGCGCGATCCAATCGGCAATCCAGCTCCACCGGAGCAAGCGCTTCTTCTTCAACCAGAAGATCGCCACCTTCTACCTCACGGCGGGCCAGGAATATTATGGCGCGGCCGACCTCGCCGACATTCCACGGCTGATCGCCATCGACGCCATGGCCGTCGATCTCGACGGTGCCAAGGTCGCGGTGACGCCGGCGGACTTTGCCACGATCGATGCCAATCAAAGCGGCGTCTTGAGCGGCGATCCCTACAACTGCGCCTATTACAACGAGCAGATCCGGATGTACCCCATCCCGAATGCGAGGCGCGCCGTCACGATGGCCTACCACTGCCAGCTTCCGGCGCTGGTGAACGACACCGACACCAATGCCTGGATGACGGATGGCGAGCTCCTCATTCGGCAGTGTGCCAAGCGGCTGCTGGCGATGGATTCGATCCATGAGCCGGAGATCGCGCAAGCGGCGGCTCCGCTCGAGCAGGAGGCGCTGGACATGCTGCAGGCGGAGACCCGCAAGCGCATGTCCAATGACCGTCTGCGGACCGAGCTCCCCGGCCTGATCCGCCACAAGGGCTTTTCGATCCTGACGGCAGGCTTCCGCGGCTGACTCCGGCCCTCACGGCAGCCAAACGAGAGAGGGATAGGCCATGACTATCGAAGTGCCGGTCGGGCCTTGGGCTCCGGATATGCCCGATTATGAGAACGAAGGCTCGACGGAGGCCCTCAATGTGGTTCCCGCGGCCAAGAGCTACCGCCCATTTCCCAGCTTCTCGGCACTGTCCCAAAGCCTCGCCGCGCGGGCGCAGGGAGCGATCTTCGTGCGCAAGGCGGACGGCTCGGGCATCGTCATCGCCGGCGATCGAACCAAGCTCTATCTGATGACCGCGACGAGCATCGCGGATATCAGCCGGATCTCTGGCGGCCCCTATGCCTGTCCGAGCACGGGGTGTTGGAGCTTCGCGCAATTCGGGTCCAATGTCCTTGCCTTCAACGGCTCTGACGCCGGGCAGACCTTCGATATCGAGACCGATGGGCATTTCGTGGATCTCGGCGGATCACCCCCGACTTCCCTCTATGCCTGCGTTGCGGGCGATTTCGTGATGACGGGCAATCAGCGGAGCCGGCGAACGCGCGTGCAATGGTCGGCGATCAATGATTCGGCCGACTGGGCCGTCTCCCAAGCCACCCAGGCGAGCTATCAAGACCTGCCCGATGGCGGATGGATCAAGGGCGTCGTCGGCATCGAGTACGCGGCGATCATCTTCCAGGAGTTCGCAATCCGGCGCGCCAGCTATGAGGGACCGCCGCTGGTCTTCCGATTCGATCGGCTCTCCAATGGTCTCGGCTGCTCGCTGCCGGGCTCGATCGCATCCTATAGGAACATGATCTTTTTCTGTGACCGGTCGGGCTTCTACATGATCCCCGACGGCATCCAGATCGTGCCGATCGGCCATCAGCTGGTGGATACGACGTTCTGGGGGTTGATCGACCAAGGCAACCTCCACCGGGTGACGGCGGCGATCGATCCCGCGAACAGCCTCTATGCGATCGCCTTCCCGGATGCCACCGCGACCAATGGCGATCCAAACCACCTCTATATCTATCAGTGGCAATTGCAGCGGTGGGCGCATGTGCGGCCCGGCGATCTGGACATCATCTTCCAGGCGGTGGCCGGCCGTGGGTACACGATGGAAGGGCTCGCCAGCGCGGCGCCAAACCTGGAGATGCTGGGGACAAGCCTGGACAGCTTGACGTGGCAGGGCCAGGCGAGCGGGCTCATCGGAGCGTTCAACACGAACCATGCGCTCGGATATTTCAACGGCGCGCCTCTCGCCGCGACGATCGATACGACCGAGGCGAACATCATCCCCGGAAAGAGGGCTTTCCTGCGATCCCTGCGACCTCTTGTCGACGATCGGGGCGGCAACGCCACCGTGGCGCTCGGCATCCGCGATCGATTGAACGAAGCCCCGGTCTTCGGCCCTGCGGTCGTCCAGAATGCACGTGGCCAATGCAGATTCCGGTCGGGGTCCAAAGCGCTCTATCACCGCGCTCGGATCATGCTCGAGGCCGGTGCCGCCTGGGAGCATGTCCAGGGCGTGACCGACATCCGGGTACAGCCCGCCGGGACGCGCTGATGGCGTTCAAGAATGTCAGCCGGCCACCGAGCGGACCGGCAACGGCGAACCCCCACCAGCTCGCGATCCTGCTCGGCGTCGTCGTGCGCTGGCTCTGGGACGCGCATGACGTCGTCAATGGCATCATGCGAGGCAAGCTCAACAGCACCGGCTCGCTCACCCTGGCGGCAAACGCGGAGACGACAGTGTTCCATCAACCGCTCATCGGCGGCTCATCGGTGATCTTGCTCCAGCCCGCGACCGCGAATGCCGCGGCCGAGCTCGCTGGCGGGAGGCTCTACTTCGATGTGCCGGGCAATGGCTCGGTCGTGATCCATCACCAGAACAGCACCGCGTCCGATCGCACTTTCGGCTACGCCATCTTCGGCTGAAAGAGCGCCTGGCGACGACGGCACTGGGCAATTCTGCTGACCAATAGAGGAGATCGCCATGAGCTTGCGGGCACGAGCCGGCGCGGCCTGCCTGGCTACGGTTTTGCTCGCCCTTGCCCTGACGGCCCGGGCGCAGGAGCAAAGTGGATTCAACTTCCCGCTGAGCAATCACGTGATGTCGGGCATCATCGCCGTGGGCGGCACATTTCAGCTTGCCGCCGACACGGATCGCATTCGCCGATCCATCGATTTCATCAATATCAGCAGCCACAGCTGCTATCTCTTCATTGGGACTGTGCTTCCCTCCGTGCCGACGATCGCGAACGCAATCGCCGTGGCGCCTGGGCAAGAATATCTCCGCATCACCGGCCCGATCCCCAATGACCAGATATGGGTTACGTGCGACAGCACCAGCGATCCTTATTACCTGGCGGTGCAGTGATGGGCAGGAACAGCTCCCCGCTTGCGGTTGCGGTTCTGGTTGGCCTCATGCTCGCCGATGCGCACGCCGACGGTTTAGGTCTTCCGGGCTCCGCGTTGGCCCTCCATCAAGACGCATCCTCGTTTATCATGCTCGGCGGTCGGGCCCAGAAGCTATTAGACATCAATGCGCGACGCCGCGCGTGTCTCGTTCAGAATACCAGCAATGGGGACCTCTGGCTGAACATCACCGGCGCAGCAACGGCTGCATCGCAACCCCCGAGCGTTCATTTGGGACCCGGCGATGCTTATGAGTGTCCGCCACCGGGCAGCATTCCCTCTGGCGCCTTCTATATCTATGGCGGCACCACCGGACAAACCTTCACTGCTCTCGAATGGTGATCTGGAATGATGAAGGAACTCATCCGGGCCGCTGTTGTAGCGGCCTTTTTTCTTTGGGTGCTCGCACATCCTGCTCACGCGACTCTCACCTCTGCTGCTCACCTGTGGCAGGCCGTAGAATTTACCGGTGGCCCAGTTGCGACGCTGGGACAGGTCACAGGAGGCTCAGGATATGGCAATGGAATCTATAACAACATTGCGTTAACTGGCGGAAGCGGGAGCGGTGCCGTTGCCAATATTACGATTTCAGGGAATGCCGTGACAGCACTAGTGATTGTCAGCGGCGGCGCGGTCATGTCCGCAACGGGTGCTATAGGATATCAGGTAGGCGATACGCTGTCGGCGACGGCTACTTCGATTGGCGGTGCGGGATCAGGCTTCTCGGTGCCTGTTGCGACAATTGGGGTGTATTCGTGGACAGTCCCTGCAGGTGTGAGGCTTTTTTACTTGGACGGGTGCTCTAGTGGCGGCGGCGGCGGCGCCGGTCAGAATAGCGCGTCGACCGCAGGTGGCGGTGGCGGCGGCGGCGGAGGTAGCTTCGATGATCTCCCCATCGTTGTTACACCGGCCTCGACACTCACAATCTCGACGCCAAGTGGTGGGGCGGGAGGGATCGCTGGGGGGCCAAGTGCGGGTGCGGGTACTTCTATCAACATTAGTGGTGCAAGCGACTTGGCCAGCCTCTCAATGGGCGGAGGCCTCGGAGGGCAGCCCGGGACTTCTGGGACCGGAGGCGCCGGGGGTGCGGGCGGTTCAACTGGCGGTGTCGGCGGCGCCGGAGGTGCCCATAATGCAACGGGAGGTCAGCCGTCTTTCGGCCGGGGACACTTTGAGCCCGGTGCTGGCGGCGGGGGTGGCAATGATAGCGGCTCCTCCGCGGCTTCTGCGGGTGGTGCTGGGTATGGCTACTATTCCGCGGGCGGTGCCGGGAGTGGCAATGGGGGCGGCGGCGGTGGTGGAGCTGCCTATTGGGGTCGCGGTGCCAATGGTGGTGCCGCCGGAAGTCCAGGGGTCAGTGCCAGCACGCAGCCAGGCCACTGCGGTGGCGGTGGCGGCGGCGGTTCTCTAGCTAATGGTGGAAACGGTGCTGGCTCATGGATCCGGTTCCGGTGGTAAGCATGAGGCGGCGGAGTTTTCTTGCTGCAGCGGCAGGGGCGATCGCGTTTGGTGGTGCCCCCGCTTTCGGTAGGCTGTCCGCTTCGCGTAGCGGCGGGTCGACACTCCTCCAGCAAGTCGTCGTTCCCTCGCCTGATATCGACATCAGCTATGGCCAATCGAACATGAGTAACAACTTTGCTTCGATCGGCGACCTCGGGCTCAATCCAGAGCAGGGAACTGTCCTTGCCCTCAAAACCTCGGCGATGCCAGGTACGCTGACGCCAGGGCCTCTTTCAACGAGTGGCATTTTGCTAGCCGAATGGCAACGAATCACAGGTGTTACAGGCTACACAAGCAGCGACGTCATCAGCGTAGGGCGCGCCGCTGCCCTGGCGGAGCAGTTGATCCGTGTCGCCAAAGGCGTGGTGACGACGCCCATTCTTGAGATGAACCATGCCTACCCGGGTTGCACCTGGTTGTCCTGCCAAAATCCTGATGGCGGCGGCCTACATCCAGGCGGTACTCCATGGAGTTGCCTTGAAACTGGTATCTCCAAGATTGCCAACTTCCCAAACACAATTCTCAAATCCCCACGCTACCGCAGCGTAGCCTATTATCAGGGCGGTTCGGACCCAGACAACTTGGCGCAGAAGGACATCGACCTAAGTGCGATGTTCTCGGCATATGACGCACTCGGCGTAATGCCAGCGAACTTCCCCATATTTTTTATCTTTCAGGGCGCTCTTACTAATGAGACCGATTTCAACAACGCGCCCAGCCTCTATGAGCTAGTCCCCAACGTCCGTGCGAATGCAAACAACCGCTCGTGGATGGTCACGCCAATATATGCTTGGCCCTACGTCGGGGACGCAAACACCCACAGCGGGCGCTACGGTACTTGCCGAGCAGGTGAGTTGCTCGCCTACGCTCGCTGGGTCTATTACGGCGAGAGGCTCGCCGCATACTATCCGCTACAGCTCTCGCGCAGCGGTTCGATCACGGTATATGGACAGATCATCACAATCCCATTCGACAGGCCTTCCGGCCGTGATTTCGTAGGAGCAACACTCACTTTCCAAAATGACCCCAGAGACGGTATCAAGGATTGGCCGCAGAAGGGCTTTCATGTCCATCGTAACGGCATTGATCTTGCGGTGTTGGCCACGATTTCGAACCTTAACGTTCAGCTCTCGATCACAGAGACGCTTAGCCCCGGCGACGAGCTTGAGGTGTCATACGCCTGCTACGGCCCCGGTGGGCCTAATCCTGGGCCATGCTCGGGCGTCGGTGGCAATCTCTGCATGATCGGGCCGGCGAGCGTCCTGTTTCCGATTGCTCCACCACCGGGCAATACGATCAACGCGTGGGCAATGCCTTTTAAGTCAACGGTAACTGTATGAGCATGTTCGGCTCTATCTCGCCTCTTCTCCGCGACCGCACTGTGCTGCGCGCGATCGAGCACGCCCTGGCTGCGCGCGGAACGCGCGGGGATACGATGATCGCTCATGTCTCGCCGGCTGAAGCCGCCATGTTGCGGCGCGCCGGCGGAGTCGGGTCGAGGAACCCGCGCACCGGACTGCTCCAGTTCTACCCGGGTGCAGATGAGGGAGGACCTGGCTCTGGTTTTGGCTCGGGGCACGTTGCAACAGGCGAATCAGGATTCGGGCCGGCCGGTGATGACGCAAGGTCGCCTGGCGGCTATGGGCGCGCAGGCGACCCCAACAATCAAGGCGGCCGACCGGGCGATGGCGGCTTGGCATTTCGCATCAACAACCCGCCGCCTGTTGCGCCGCCGCCCCCGTCCGCGCCCGCGCCGACCAGCAATATGCCTCCGGCGCAGCCGGTGGCGACCGCGCCCATGATGTCGACAACCGCGACGACGGATCTGACGGGCGGTGCGTTCGGGGCGCTTCCGAGTTGGGCGACCACGCCGTACCAGGTCGGCATGGCGCCAACCTCCTATCCGACCCCGGGCGTCAACACGAGTGTCGGACTGCCGATGACGCTGGACCGCGAAAGCAATAATGCCGCCGCCTCCCCTGGCCATACCATCGAGCGCCCGCTCGGCGCGGTCCCGATTGGCCGCAGCGGCCACTCGCTCCCGAGCCCGGCCATGGCGGCGATCCTAGCGGCCATGTCCGGTCAGTGGCAGCCCGGCTTCATGGGTACGCGGCCGCAGTTGCAGCCGGTCACGCAAAACGGATGGCGACCCGCGACAATGCCGAGCTTATCACCCTCCGGCCGCTCGGCGGGGGCACCCGCGACTAGAAAATTCGTCTCGCCGCGCTGGTGACGGACATCGTTCTGCGCGGCATCCAGCCGAGCGAGCTCGATAGGTTCTGGCCGATTGCGGCGCCACTGCTCGAGACTGGCCTGGAACACGGAGCCGGCTATCGCTGGACCCTCTCGGGACTGCGCGCGTCGATTGCGGCCAACGAGCGTCATCTGTGGTTGACCTGGCCGGCGCAGGACTGCGCAATCGTCACGGCCATCTGGGATTTCCCCCGAGCGAGGGTGCTCAATCTCATGTGGATCGCCGGACGACTGCCACAGAATTGGCGCAGCATCCTCGGCGCGATCGAAGCCTGGGGCCTCCAGCAAGGATGCACGGAGGTCGAGACCGGCGGTCGCCACGGATGGGAGCGCGCGCTCGCCGGCGAGGGTTATGAGACGGTGCCGTGGTGCACGCTGAAGAAGGACATCTAGGATGCCGAGCGGTGGAGCCCAGCAGACGCAGAGCCAACAGAGTGGACCGCCGCAGTGGCTGCAGCCTTCGCTCCAGTATGGCGCGGCGCAGGCTCGCGAGCTCTACCGCATGCCTGCCCCGCAATACTACCCAGGAAATGCGGTCGCCAATCCCTCGCCGGCGACTGAGGCCGGACAACAAGCGCAGATCGCATACGGGCTCACGGGCAACCCGACCGCGAAGGCTGCCAGTAGCTATGTCGGGCGTGTCCTCAGCGGCGACTATCTGACGCCGGGGAATCCCTATCAATCAGCGCTCAATCGTTCCATCGCGGCAAATGTCATGCCGAGCGTGAATGCCCAGTTCAGCCTCGCCGGCCGGTATGGTTCGCCCGACCACGCGGGGACCATGGCGAGTGCGCTCGCGAATGCCGAGGCGCCGCTAGAATATCAGAACTATCAGGCTGAGCGCGGCAACCAACAGGCGGTCGCCAGTCTTGCGCCGAGCTTCGATGCGATCGAGCAGAACCGCATCGCCGCGCTCCAGGGAGCCGGGGCGACGGCGGATCAGCTCGCGCAAAATCAGGTAAACGCAAACATCAATCGTTGGAATTACAATCAAAATCTTGCGCAAGATAAACTGCAGAAGTATCTTGGGTTGTTATTGCAGCCCGGTTTCGGTAGTTACTCGACGTCGACGGCGACCCAGCCGGGCGACGGGATAGCGGGCTTCCTCGGCGGCCTTCTTGGACGCTTCTTGTAGGCAGGATTCCTCGCGAATTTCGGCGTCCCCGCACATGCAGGGCTGACCTTCCGCAAAGACCTCGCCCCCCATCGGGCACTGCAGGAAGCCCTCATGCGTGGGCGGAAAGTTGGGATCCAGATGGGCATAACCCGATCTCATCGCACGACAAGCGTCTCGACATCCTGATGTACTTGAAGGTGAAACATGGCACAAATGCCCGAAGGAGATGCGTCGCAAATACCGCAAATATCCTCGCAATGGCCGTGGGATTGGCTACAGGGCAACTTGCCGGAGCAGCATCCTAGCTGCAAGCGGACACCTCCGGCCACCACCGGGCAATTCTTCATTGCACCAAGTCCCTCGAAAGTTTTCCCTCGGGGAATATGGCCAACGCCGAAGGATGATCCATCGAAGCTGCCGTCGATTTTCGCACAAGGCATCGCCTCATTGCCGACCGATCCAACGGCCAAGGCACGATACCTTGCCCAAAGGATATTTCCTCAGCTCACTCCCAATGACGCGCTTTCCCGCATGGGTTGGGATGACAATGGGCGCTTATTCTATATAGATGATAAGGGAGATGAATATTATGCGGAGCCGGCTCCCTTTCCCTTCAAGTTAGATCCCGGTGGTGGAATCACGCAAACGGGCTCGGCCGCGACATTCTTGCGGGAGCTTCCGTCCTATGCGGCCTCCAAGGCCGGTCCGTCGATGTCAACCATCACCGCGGCGGGGGGTGCCGTGCTGACGCCGGAGCTTGGCGGCGTACCAGGAGCAGCCGCCGGCGCCATGGCCGGCGATGCGGCCCGGCAGGGCCTTGCGGCATGGTTGACAGGCGAGACCAGGCCGCTGGACGAGCGGATGCGCGAAAATCTGGGCGCAGGCCTCGAAGGCGGTCTCGAGCACGCGCTGCTTCACTATGGTCTCCACCTATTGACGCCCAATGATGAATCCTTGCTCGGTCCCGGCGGTGTGGATCCAATGGCAACTCAGCGCAACCTGCTGGGCATCATAGTGCCGCCCGGCGGGTCCGGAAATGTCCGGTCGCTTCCGTTCGATCCGCGGTAGCCGAGACTCGATGGCACGATTTGCACTGCCAATGCCTCTGACCTTCTGACTGTGCCAAAGCGCATTGTGCTCTCGAGCTGCCGCCCGCCTTGCTTCGGCTCCCATCGCGATTAGGTCACAAATCGTGGAGCATCCATGTCCGACATCGAGTCTGCAAACTGGTCGGAGACCGCGGCCAATAACAACGCGACGCCACCGGATGGAGCGCCTGAGGGCTGGGCGCCGTCCACGGTCAATGACTGGAGCCGCGAGACGATGGCGGCAGTCAAGCGCGATTGGAACCGCCGTAACCCCACTCAAACGAGTGGAGGGGCGGCGAATGCTCAAACGCTGACCTACACCAGCGCGCCAGCCGGGTACGTCCAGGGCCAACGATATTGTTTCATCGCCGGCGCGACAAACACGGGTGCCACCACCCTCAACGTCAGCGCTTGGGAGCGAAGGCTGTGCAGCTCGGCAATGCTGCGTTGGTGGGGGGCGAGATCGTCGCCGGCCAGGTGGTGGAGGCCGTTTATGACGGCACCCAGTTTCAGATTCTGGCGTTGCCTGGCCACGCGCGAGGCGCGCTGCTCGGCGTCCCGCAGCTCTTCACGACGCCCGGTGCGGCAACCTATACGCCAACGACGGGGACGAAGTTCGTGATCGTCGAAGTACAGGGCGGGGGCGCATCGGGTGGAGGCTGCGCGCTGACCGGCAGCGCTGCGGCGGCCTCGGCCAGCGGCGGAGGGGCGGGAGCTTATGCGATGGCGGTGGTGACATCGAGTTTCGCCGGCGTGAGCATCAACGTGGGAGCAGGTGGTGCCGCACCGTCTGCCGGAAACAATCCTGGCAACGACGGCGCCCCGTCGAGCTTTGGCGCGTTGGTGGTGTGTCCAGGGGGGAAGGCAGGGGTCGGATCTGCCGCAGCCGCGCCGCCGTTCTTTATCCCGCCGGGCGCCGGCGGAGGCACGCCCACCTTCTCCGGCGTCACGGCACTGCGCTACGGCGAGGGCATAGCAGGCTCGCCCGGCATGACGCTGGACGCCATGACCTATCTCTGTGCCGCCGGGGCAGCCTCTCTCCACGGCGGCAATCGCATCGTCAATAGCGGCACCACCGGTGCGGCGGGTGCGGCGGCCACGAGCTGGGGGAGCGGCGGGCAAGGCGGAGCGAATGCGGCCTCTCAGGGCACGGCCAAGGCAGGTGGCGCGGGGTTCAAGGGGTTCGTGATCGTGTGGGAGTTCGGCTAATCCCATCCTTCGTGCCGATTCGCTCGGATCCCGTTTCGCTGTCAGCTCTAAATCATTCGTCTTCGCTCGCTTAGGAGAACGGCAATGCGCAGACTCACAGCCGCCCTCGGGGCGGCCTTTGCATTTCTGCCTCTAACCATGGGCGCGCACGCGGACACTGCGGGTTGCCGCCTGAAAGTCGCTGAGGTCATTGCCAGGGCTGAGGCCAAGGCCTCGGATTTGATCGGCCGGGAATATGCGGGCGAGGCCGCCCAAGCAGGCATCCGGCTCTATAACGCGATCCCGCCCGTGAGCCATACAGTGGGGGATCGATTCTTCGTCTTCCTCGAGCCCGGCAATCCGGAGGCCTCCCTGTTGATCGCGAAGGGCGAGTGTCTCGTGGACGGCGCCAAGGTGGGGATCAGCGCGGCTCTGCGGCTCATGCGCGCGATCGGGAGTGGGGAGGTGGCGCCGTCTCCTGCACCCGCCCAACCCCCGGCGGATGTGACGCCGGAGGAGAGTGGAGGCACGTCGATATGAGGCCACGCCTGGGGATCTATCTCATCATCACCGCCGTGCTTCTGGGGGCGGGCGCCTGGGTCGGGGGTGGCGACCTGCTGCTCGGTGCCGACCGTGTGCATGCGGTTCCCGTGATCGGCGGTGTGCTGTTCGTCGCGGTCGGCTTCGGCTGGGCTGGACAGTGGAGAGCGTCGAATGGATTGCTGAGAAATTGCCGGTGCTGGGTCTGATGGGCACCGTGCTCGGCGTGCTGCTGGCTATCCAGGATGTGACCACCGTCGATGACGCGACCCGGCTGCGCATCTTCACGGATGTGGGTCAGTCGCTGGTTGCCAATCTTCTGGGTGTGGCGGGCTATGCTTGGCTCGCCTTGGCGCGAAGGGTCTGCGACAGATGAGCCGACGGGCCCTCGACCCCGTGCCGGTCCCGCGAGGTGCTCGATGAGGACTCGTTGGGCCGCCGAAGTGGTCGCCTATATCGACTGCCTGCTCGCGCTCACCGTGGTGCTCCTCGCGCTCTCGATCCTTGTTCAGCCCGCTCGCAAGGCTGACGCGGACCCGAGCAATCCGCCGGTTGCCATGACGATCGAGCTGCGATGGCCGCCGGCGTCTGATGACGATGTCGACCTGTGGGTGCGGGCTCCGGGTGGCGCGCCGGTCGGGTACAGCAACA